AGTTCAGGCTTGGGCAAGATCCAATCATGCATACTGCAAGAATTCAACGTTCTAGTGGTGTTTTTGGAGGCCAGGGCATCGATTCAATCATTTACCAGCAGATTTCGGGCGTTGAAATACAGATTACTGGAGGCGAGGTGCAAAACTAATGGCATCTGCGAAAAAAGTAAGGATTGTACGATCGATTGCGTTTCCAAAATTAATATTAAAGCCTAATTTTGGGCAGTCAAGACAAAGGGCAAAGGGTGCGATATCTAAAGGAATGATGAATTCCAGGAATATTATCAAGACAAGCCTGTCAGAAGCTTTACAAAGGTCATTGAAGACATCTGTTTGGGCGTGGCCACGTAGTACTGTTCGGCAAAGTGGTGGGACGGCTGGCTCACCGCGTGACATTTTTGATACTGGAAAGCTGAGCAGAAGTCAGAAAGTAGTCACCAATTACTCTGGTGGATCTTTAATGGTCAACATCAAATACTCAGCCCCGTACGCTAGTATTGTTCACTATGGAGGCGCACATAGGCCGTATGGAGATGAAAGTAGACCCTTGCAGCTTTTGCCTGCTAGGCCATGGATTTACGCGACTGTCACAGGTACTTACGGTATTACAAAATATGACATGAAGAGTCATCTGGAAACTGCTATCAAGAATGAATGGCTTGCACGATTCAACGCATATTGATTATTAGGTAACATACTGCAGTCTTTTTTGTAGATATGGCCAGGGCCAAAAAGGGTTTGCTGCCATTTGTTGTGCAGCCTAAAATTGATAAATATATCGATGTCATTGGTACTGAAACCGGCGGCAAGATTGAGATTGAGCGACGTGGGTATCTTTCAGTATCAGAGAAAGCAATTGTACAAGGAGCAGTAGGCAGTGATCCAGCTATGGCTGATATTTATACGTTGAGCAGTACGATTGCACGAACAAAGAGGAAAAAGCCTGCGGACGTGATGAAGGATATGATGCAAGCAGAGCGACCATCGTATTTAGCTGAATATGATGGAGAAATCTCGCAAAAACTTTTGGCACTAATTGCCTATCAAGATAAAGTAGCAATTATCCAGGCTACTGCTTTGCTTATGAATCGAATTGATCCTGAATGGAGCGTTGAAAAAACAATTGACTTGCATCCAGAATTGATCGAAGAGCTCTCTAAGTTTTATAGCGAGGAAGAGTCAAAAAGCGGCATGCGCATGACTGAAACGGCCGAGAATCAAGATGAAAATGGAGCAGCTGAGGGAAAGTCGTAAGCCAGGATGAGGGTATTGATTTTGAAGAATACTATTGGATCCTGAAGGCAGGCTTCCCTGGCGACAATGAATTTTGCTTAGAAAACTACTGGCAATTGCCATATGAATACGTAATACAAGCGACCTATAAACTTGCTGAACAAAAATACAGAGACCTTCATGATGCTGAGCGCCCAACAGCATTGTTAACCTCTATTTTTGTTAACAGCAACAGAGACAGGAAAAAGCAGCCGAAGCCTGCTGAATATTTAGATTTCTGTTTCTACAAGCAAGCAGATAAAACGCAAAGTGCAAATGGACAGAACGGTGCTGCAATGCTTGAACTAATTAAGCAAAGAAAAAATCCATCCTGGTCACTGTTTTGCTTTAAAGCAATCACTGCAAACGCGGACAAAGTGTTTACAGGATCAATTCTTGCTCTTGTTGGAGAAGATGCAATGCTTTTGAATCCAGTAAAAACTGGAAAATCTTACACCGGCCTTTTGATTGCCTTAGAATCTGCTTCTGATAAAGTACAAAAGTTTACCTCCCCATGCGGCATAGAAGTGAATATGCGTGTACCACATGTACAAACAAAGGTTATAGCACAGGAAGGCGAACGCTTGATGATTATTTAGCATCTGTACCTGTAGGCCATTGTCCTATCAGTTGATTTGCGTAATCATCAACAATCTTTGAGTCTTCCTCGTCGTAATGACTGAAGTGACTCAAGCCACCACTAAGCCATTGTCTGATGCGCCATTCTTTCTCTGGTGCGTAGAACGGTTGCTCTCTGAACCAGCTCAACCACTCTCTTGAAGATTTTGCTTGGTTACAGCATGAACAGGCTGGGATGCAATTACTTGTTCGATCTTCACCTCCAGCACTGCGTGGTTTGACGTGATCAATGGTCAGTGATTCATCTACGATTGGTGTAGCTCCACAGTATGCACATCGATTGTTCCAGGCATCTTTAATTGATTGTCGCCATTGTTGGCGTGCTTCGCGTCTTGTTAAAGCAGTCATGTTATACAAATAATCTGATATACGCTCGTAGACGGGAGCGAAGTCCTGCGACGAATGCATTGAAATCAGATTATTGTAAGAATTAACAAACGGAAGAAATATTCATTCATTGGCCTCATGTGTGCCTCCGTGTTGTTATTCTTGCCTTAAGTTTACCGTAGCGGAATACTAAATGGACAGATTTTTAGGCAGATGGCGCAATCTTTCCCTACAAGTGCTGAGATTATTTATAACACTTTGTCGGGGGATAGCTCATTTACTGCAATGCTTGGTACGTATAAATTTAAAGGTAATACATCTAGCCTCGCCGCTATTTCTATATTAAGCCCTGGTCAAGATTTACCTGGACTTAAAAGTGTAGACGGTATTGAGTGTATTATTCAGGATACTGGCGATATCACACAGAACGAATATCTTACTTATGATGACAATGCGAGAATTAGCATTACCTGGAGTGTGTTTCTAGTTGCTTGGGGTAGCACTACGGGCGCACAGCTGCAGGCTGCTGCTGAGAAAGTATGTAGTCGTTTCTTTGGATCTAACTCAGTGCAAACAGTAGCCACTAGCGATGGACTTGGATCAACAGTACAAACCAAGGTCTTGATCCTCTCTGACATGCCAATCATCGATTGATTGTTACGGCATACTATTTGATTTGATTGGAAGTATAGGGTAACGGGCCGATGTGTCCGAGTACCTTCGCACGGGCCTCGCCCGATACTCTGAATGGCAAATTTCTCTGCCGCCTTCGGCTATGATTTTTTCATTATGCCGTTGACGTCGGCCAATGTTGACGTGTCTACTGTGACTGGCACGGCCTCAACCTTCCTGGCCACCACTGCTCCTTATGCAACTGGTTCAAGTGTTGCTTATGCCAACGGTGTTTTCACTGTTGGTGGTAACGCTTTTGCTATGGACGGGACCGTTGATGGCAACTCCACTGCAGATGCTCCTGTCAAGCTGATCGGTTTGACCGCTGCTTCTCTGGAAACTGAGACTGGCACGGAAGAGGTGTATACCTATGACGACGATGCAAGTGGTTTCAGTCAGTCTGTTGCTACCACCAAAGGATTCTCGATCACCCTTTCTGGTGTGGCTGATTATTCTGATGCTGGTTACAAGATTCTGCGCCTGACTGAGCAAAACACGGTTGCAGACGATCTCCGGGTGAAGTTCTTGCGGACTGGTCCGACCGGCACGACCGAAGCAATCTTTGGATACGGCACTTTGACTGGATTCACCGAAAGCAATGAGGTTACCAGCGTCGTGTCTTGGGAGTGCACCCTGACTGGATATGGCCCTTATGCCTTGAATCTTGAAAGCTGATTGACAGTAAAAACTGAATATATAGAGGCCCTTCGGGGCCTTTTTTCATGGAAGACTAAAACAGCTCGATGGCGTTGCAGTGGCCGAAAACCTAAAGTTTAATCTGGAAGTTAATAATTCTGCAGCTATTCAAAGCATCGATGAGTTCTTCAATAAGTTTCAGACTGGGGCAAAAGAAGCGCGTTCGACGTTAGATCAAACTCTCGGCACTCAGGGCAAAGTCCAAGTAGTCATTGAAACTAAGGGCGGAGAGCAAACGAAAAAAAGCCTTCATAAAATTAACAACGAAGCTAAAAAAGCAAAAGAGCATTATAGATTAGCAAATAGTGAACTAGGGAAAACTGCGGCAATTGTAAAAAAGCAAATTACTGCAGTAAAATACCTCCGTGATAACACTAGAAAATTTGATGAGACTACTGGCAAGGTAAGGAAACAGTGGAGTGACCTTAATAAGAAGTTAAGAATAACAGAAAGCCAGCTAAAAAAGCTGAACTACACTGGTCCAATTGATTCATTAAAAAATGCGCTTGGCGGCGCATTCGGAAAGTTCGCGCTTGTACAAACTGCAGCAAATTTACTTACTAGCGCAATACAAAAGGTCGGCCAAGCTATCGTTGGAATGATCTCAAATGCCATACAAATGGAGGTTCTTGACCTGCAACTAAAGGCATTTACCGGCAGCGCAGCTAACGCTGAAAGGGCATTTGCAGCATTTGGTGAAACAGCAGCTGCGACACCATTTGACCTCAAACAGGTTGCTCAGGCTGGTAAGACCATGATGGCCTTTGGCATGAGCGTTGATGACACCATGGAAATGACAGACCGATTAGCAATTGCTGCTGCGGCTACTGGCGGAGAACTTGGCAATCTTGGAAGAAACCTTGGTCAAATTCAAGCTCAGGGGCGTGCTTATACCAGAGACTTAACGCAATTTGCGATGCAGGGTATCCCTATTTGGGCGGAGCTGTCGAACGTTACGGGCCAAAGTGTAGTAGAGCTAAAAGAAATGGCCAAGGAAGGCAAAATTGGCTTTTCCGAAGTTTCACAAGCTATCAAAAATATGACAGCTGAAGGCTCTGCCTTCCAGAGAATCGCAGAAGAAATGGGAGAGACGATTCAGGGTAAAATGGCGAGAATTCAGCAAGCAAATGATAAGGCAGCATTGGCGTTTGCAAAAGCTGTACAAAATATTGAAGACGCAATTCCTATTATTAGTACCACATTAGGTGCTATAGAAGGTTTGATTAATTTCTTGGCAAATAACATGGAAAATATACTTCTTTTGATTGGTGCAATCACAATAGCGATAACTGGTGTCTTTGCAGTAGCAAAATTCAAAGCGCTTGTCGCTGGTCTAGGGTTGGTAAAGGGAGCAGTTTTGGCACTTTTGGCCAAAGTAATGCTACTTTCAGCGCCTTTACTAGCTCTAGGAGGAGGTTTAGTGCTTGGCGCGTTTATAGCATTGAAAGCGGCTGTTAATGGTGCGAAAAAAGCAGCTGAACAAAAGGCAGAAGCAGACATCATGGCTTTAGATGCATCAGAAAGACTTACAGATCAGGAGCTTAAGAAAGCGGCAGCACTTAGAACTGGTATTGGCGTTGCGGCTAGTTATGTACTGGCAATGAGAGATATAGCGGCAGCAGCCAAGCAGACCCTTGACGAAGAAGTGCAAAAATTAAGAGATATACAAGGGGAGAGACAGGCGGCGCATGATATAGCAATGAAAGCGATGGATAAAGAAATTAAAGCCCAAGAGGATAATATACGTAGAACACAGGAAGCTCACAGAAGAGCTAGATCGGAGAAGGAAGCAGCCCATAGAGCTACTATGCAAAACCTGGAAGAAGAGCATAGTAAGCAGCTAGAAATCGTTGATGCTCAGATTGCAGGTCTTCAGGGCAGGACACCAAAAGAGCAGGAGCTGTATGAACTTGAGAAGAAGCAACTAGAAGACAAAATAAAAAAAGGAGGATTAGACGAAGAAGAATTGCTTCGCTTAGAAGCTCGTTTAGAGCGTATGAATGCAAATGAGAAGATAGAGGAAAAACGGGTTGAGAGAGCAAAGCTTTTGAAGAAACAAGAGGAAGAAAAGCTGAAGTTAGAGAAGGAGCAAAAGAGTGAAATGAATGAAATGGATAAATTGCAAGAAGAGGTAATTACTATGCTTAAAGAGCAAGTTCAGGAGTTGAAGAAGATAAAGGCGCAAAAGGAGGAGGCGCACAATAGAGAAAATGACCAAATTAACGCAATAATAAAAAAGATTGACGGCAAGACCAAAGCAATAGACAATGGCACTATGGCTCTCCGAAATCAAATGAGGAAGGTTGATGAATTAATTGCTAGATATCATGAACTTATGATCAAGGCCAGAGACGCAGGGAATGCTTATAACGATACAGTAGACCGTAAAAGAGATGAAAGAAATGATGAGAATGGCAATACAGATGCGATGCAGGGTAGACAACACAGAGGTGGCCAGAGATCTAGACCTAGAAGGGCTTCTGGTGGCCCTGTAACAGGCGGAAGCTCCTATACCGTTAATGAGCTAGGCAAAGAGGCCTTCCTCTCGGCTCAGGGCCGTCTGAGCATGATTAATGCACCTTCCTGGGGAGAATGGACTGCACCAAGTAAGGGCGCCGTCATTCCAGCTCATTTGACATCACAGCTGAACATACCTACTGGTGGTATCAATCTTAATAAGGCAGCAAGCGGTAACGCAATGATGGCTAATTCAAACCAAGGAACTGGGTCAATCGTGAAAGCAATTAAGTCTGCAATGTCGGGCGGCGACAATATTACTAATAATGTCACTGTTCAATCTGATAACACAACTAAGACAGCAAGTGACATGCTTGTTTCGATGACACGCCTGCGGCGTCGTAGGTATTCTTGATTGGTTGATTGTTCAAAATGTTTGTTTTTGGCGAGCCACAAGACGTTGCTGAAATGTTCAGACAAGAGGTACATGTAAAGTGGAACAAAGAGACATCTAGTGATCCAATTGAGCAACAACCGATCGAAGATCTTAAGATAACCCTTCTTTTTGCCAGAGAAGCATACTTGATAGCACTCAGATACAATACAAGTGACGAAGCTCTTGATATACTGCTTGACGATTATGACCGAATTTTTACGCAACTAGCCTCGATTAGCGAAAGATTTAGGCAGGTTGTTTTGAATGGACGCCATCGGTGCATTGGTGGAAACACTGATGAACAAAAAATCAAGTACAAAAACATTGTCAAGAGCGTTACTTAGGCAACCTAATCCAGTTGGTGGCATGTTATGGCGTCTATTGGTCTAGCTTACGTAGCTCAGGATAATGTTAGCCATAATGTCGTTATCAATAGGTTTACCGAAGGAGCCATACCAAGGACTTACGACGGTACAGCTGCCTATGGGCGCACTACTAGCGGAGGAACGACGGTCGAATCCCGCTCTGGCAGGCAAAAGTACATATGGGCAATCTCGGCTCCTTTGAGCAGGGCTGATGCTTTGAAAGTTGATGCCATGTTCAAGGACTGGGATGGAGACAGAGCTAATGGTTTTGCGTCGGCTGTTGGTGTGACTGATCAAACTTTTGGAAGCTCACTCTCAACTACTGCAGTATTTAGCACACCGCCATCATACGAATATTTGAGCAAACATTTTATTGTTGTTACCTTTGGCCTGACGGAGGTTTGACATGCCATACATAATTAACGGCGCTCGTCCACATTCCCTACTTATAGGCGGCACAAATTATACCTCCAGACTAGTCAACTTTACTGTTTCCGATAGCTCAGCTTTTAAATCTGGTTTTGTTACAACTACTGGAACACTTACTCTTGCTACAATTAATGACGGCACAAGTCTTGCTGATTATGAGCGAGATATGTTCAAACGTGGTGTCGTAGTAACTCTTGATATAACATACGATGATGGCACCACAGTAAGGCATCCTCGAGGTTATTTGTATATCCTCAGCGTCAGTTATGATATTGAGGGTGAACAGGTAATTATCGAGTTAGGATGCGAACTTACTCTCCGAAGGCTAATTAATAAAGTTGATGATATTTTAAGTCTTGCCCCGATTACTTTAGATCCAGCAAGAAAAACCTATGAAGGCATTTCAGGAAGCCTTGCAACTGCTGCTAAGTATGTTTATCAAAACAATGCTGGAACTCTTGTAACTACAGAATGCTTCCCAAACAATATTGATAATCCATACTATGTTGACAACACTGTTTTTGAGTCTTGGAGAACTGTCACGGCTGTTGATGTTAGTCCATTGGCGCAAGGGCCAATCCCTGACAAGATAAAGTTTACAGCCGATGAGCCTGCAAGTGGAAGTAACACAAATAAGCAGGGTACGGTCGAGACTGTAACCACAACCAACTACTACTGGGTCAAGCATCCTGGACCAGTATTTAAGTCAACCAGAACTTGTAAAACTGCGTCAGCTTGCAAAGATAGCATCAAGAATTCTAAAAATGAGGATCAAAAGCCTACTGAAAGAGATGACCAGTGTGGTGACGATGGCACCCCGCCAGGCTTCTCTAAGTGCGAAGATATGTATACGACTGTCGAAAATCAGGTTTATATACCAGTGAAGTCAGTTCAAACACAAAAAACTACCTACGGCGGCCCTGCAGCTCAGGTCAGCAAGGTTGAAACTGAAACATACAAACCAACACTAGAACTTGCTCCAGGTTATTATTCTGATCAATTTTATGCCTGTTGGGCCAAATTTGGCGTAAATTGCAGTCCTAATGGTAATTGCAAGATCGGAGGACTTACTAATCAACTTGCCGAAAAAAGAATTCAAGAGAATAAATTTGGTGATGCAAATGAAGTAATACAAACAACCAACAAAACCTATTCGA